AATCAATTTCAGAAGGTAAAAGCACACCGATTCAAGAATCACAAGTAGACTTTCCTTTACATCAAAATATTGGAGTTACCATTTTTGATGCAGTATTATCGTATCCAGCCACTAGTATACAAGTTCATACCTTAGTCGCTGAGGCGTTGAATTTGCCGCAAGATTGTATAAAAATTCGTTCATTAAAAGAAGATCAAGAAGATGAATTAAACCATCAACATGATGAGAAAACGGGAAAAGCTTTATTAGGTACTGATTATGAAAAAGAAAACAATCAGGACATTGTTGGTGAAAGACAAGTGATGAGTTTATTAAAAGAACTTGGTAAAACTAAACACCAGGGTGAACAATACAAGGGTGTTAATGATGAAATATTAGCTAAAAAATCACCAACAGAAAAATCTATAAAAGCAGATAACACTATTGGAACCATTAGCGCAATCGGCTCTAAAAAAGTTGATAAACCTACCATTTCAGATATAGGAAAATAATAATGAATTTTACAGAATTATACAAAAAACTTACTGCTATAGATAATAATGTGTCTGAATCAGTAATTAATGAATGTGGTTGTGATATGGAAGGACAATCACACATACCAGAAAAACAACAAGATAGTGTTAATATGAATATTAATATTACCGGGCAAGGGTCTGGTGGAATCCGTGATTTAATGGATATTTTAAGAAATATAGATACGCCAACAGATATTGAACATTCTGAACCGGATTCACCACACATTGAGCCAGTACGCATTGAGCATGATCCAACACCATCAGATGAACCAATTCAAATACATCAAGAACCTGGAGGGGATGATGTTATTATGTTCGGGTCTCCAGATGCAGATTTCCCATTTGATAGTGATGAAATGGGGATTGATGGTGAAGAAGAAATTGATGACAGTTATGCTAATTCAGCACCAGGTGGGTCAGACCCAGAAACATTTGCATTGGCATCGGTTATTGCACTTGGAAATGATTTAAATAAATCAAAAAAACAAGTAAAGAAAGAATACCCTGGTGATAATCCATTGGCAGTGAGTGAATCATTGGTTTCTAACTTACATAAATTATATCAAGAAGTTAAAAATCGTTAATTATTGATACAATCTAAAGAAAACGGGCTACTGCCCGTTTTTTTATGTAAATAAGAATATGGCTAGAAACGTAGATAATGCTCTAACAAAAAGAGCACACATAAAACAACAATGGACTGAAACTCAAGTTTCAGATATGCTTGCGTGTATGGATCCTATTAATGGATATATTCACTTTGCAAAAAACTTTTTTCATATTCAACATCCAGTTAAAGGTAAATTATTATTTGAACCATATCAATATCAACTTGGCTTATTAGATAGCTACCATAACAATCGATTTAATATTAACATGCTACCTCGTCAAAGTGGAAAAGCATTAAGTCTAAATACACCCATTCCAACACCAAGTGGTTGGACAACTATGGGTGATATTCAAGTTGGTGATATTATATTAAGTAATATGGGAGAACCCACTACTGTTACGTTTGCTACTGAAATTATGTATAATCATACATGTTATGAAGTAGAATTCGATAATGGAGAATCTATTATTGCGGATGCAGAACACTTATGGAAAGTTAGTACAGCAAATTGGAGTAATAAATCAAAAATTCTTACTACTGATGAAATAAAAAAATATAAGGATATGCATTCATTAGAACAAGGATTATATATAGATATTACAGAACCTGTTCAATACGAGTATAAGTCATTGCCAATTCATCCATATATATTAGGATTGTGGCTTGGTGATGGATATTCTGGTGATGGTAGATACGTTCAATCAAATATAGATAATATAGAAATGATTCAATATATATCTGAATCTGGATATACAGTGTCTGAACCATCCGTAAATAGCAATAATAGTGAACGTAGAAACATTATCGGACTACGGACATTATTGAACGGAAACAATCTATTAAAAAATAAACATATACCAACTGATTATATGTTCTCATCAATTGATCAACGGCTAGAATTACTTCGTGGATTGATGGATACTGATGGAAGCTGTACAAAAAAAGGGAATTGTGAATTTTATCAAAAGAACTTTAAATTAATAGAACAAGTAAGGACAATATTATCATCACTTGGAATTAAGTCAAGATGTTCTTGTAAAATTATAAATGGTGTGAATTATTATACATTAAAATTTTCCACAACAAAATATATAGTGTTTAAGTTGAAAAGAAAAGCTGAAAGACAGTTATTGTGCAAAGGCCATGTAAAAAACACTAGATTATACATAAACAAAATCACTAAAACATCTTCAGTTCCAGTAAGATGCATCCAAGTTGATAATGATGAGCATATGTTTTTATGTGGTAAAACAATGATACCAACACATAATACAACTTGTGCTTCGGCATATTTGTTATGGTATGCAATGTTCCACCCAGATCAAACAATTCTTGTTGCAGCACATAAGTACACTGGTGCACAAGAAATTATGCAACGTATAAGATATGGATATGAGTTGTGTCCAGATTATCTACGAGCCGGGGTAACAAGTTATAATAAAGGTAGTATTGAGTTTGAAAATGGATCAAGAATAGTAAGTCAAACAACAACTGGCACTACCGGTAGGGGTATGTCTATTTCATTACTTTATTGTGACGAGTTTGCGTTCGTGCAACCAAATATTGCTAATGAATTTTGGACATCAATCTCCCCAACCCTTGCAACTGGTGGACGAGCTATTATTACTAGCACTCCTAACTCTGATGAAGACCAATTTGCTATTATTTGGAAAGAGAGTCAAGATGTGTTTGATGAATTCGGTGATGAAACCGGTAATAATTTAGGACGAAATGGATTCCATGGGTTTAAATCTGAGTGGTGGGATCATCCAGACCGTGATGAAAATTGGAAAAAAGAAGAACTTGGACGTATAGGTGAAGAACGTTTTCGCCGAGAATATAATTGTGAATTCTTGGTATATGACGAAACACTTATCAGCAGTCTTAAATTAGCTGAATTGGTTGGAAAAGAACCGATATTCAAAATGGGACAAGTTAGATGGTATAAAAAACCAACACCAAATCATTTGTATATGGTTGCGTTAGATCCTAGTTTGGGCACTGGTGGTGATTATGGTGCTATCCAAGTGTTTGAATTACCTTCGTTTACACAAATTGCAGAATGGCAGCATAATATTACTCCTATTCAAGGACAAGTAAAACTATTTCGTGACATATTACGATATATCCAAGATGAAATTGGAATGGAACATACTAATAATATCTATTGGTCAACCGAAAACAATACAGTTGGTGAAGCTGCTTTAATTGTTATAGCAGACCTTGGTGAAGAAACTTTTCCAGGGTTATTTCTAAGTGAACCAGTAAGAAAAGGTCATGTTAAAAAGTTTAGAAAGGGCTTTAACACAACCTTTAATAACAAGATTGCAGCATGTTCTAGGCTAAAATTTTTAGTAGAAGAAGATAAAATGGTTGTAAATAGCAGGGCGTTACTTAGTGAAATGAAGTCATTTATTGCTGCTGGTGTAAGCTTTAAAGCCAAGCCAGGACAACATGATGACCTTGTATCCGCAGCATTATTAGTAATTCGTATGAGTGAAATTCTTTCAGAATGGGATCCAACTGTGATGGATATGCTGAGTGTAAATGGTCAAGCTAACGAGGAATGGGACCCACCGTTACCTCTATATGTTTCATCTTATTTTGGATAAATAACTTATGGAAAATAATTTAGATAAAATTGCCAAAGATCTATATGGTAAAATACAAACACGCTTCCCAGATATTACAATCGGGGATGAAAACGCACAAGTATTAACTAAGAAAAGTGATATACCACGTGCTAGATTTTTTGAATTCGAATATAAAGAAGATGGTAACCCACTTGGGACAATTGCTATTACATTGGATGAAGAAGATGGGGTTGTTGTGCAAATCAGTGGAGAATTAAGTCAAGAAGTAAAAACTATGCACCAAAATGCATATGATTTTATTCGTTCATTTAGAAAGTTTGCAAAAACCAGATTACTAAACTTCGATGTACAAAACATTGGGAAAAGTAATTTAGATAAGCGTGATTATCAATTCCAAGCAAAACCAAAAATAACTAAAATAGAACTACCAAAGGAATCACCAATTATGGAAAATAAAATGTTTGGTACTAGCAGAATAAGCTACCAAAATTTAGGTGAGGCTCGTCTTATCGTTAAACATAGCCAACCAATTAATCCAAATGTAGCCGCTGGCCGATCAATGCATATAGAAAGCATTTATATTGAAAATGCTGATGGCGAACGATTCAAATATCCATATAAACATTTACATGGTGCTCGTGCATTGGCAGAACATATCAAACATGGTGGAAATCCATATGATGCAATCGGTAAACATATCACTGGATTAAGTGAAGAATTAAACCAACTAAAAAAATTTAAAAATTATGTTGGCCGTCAAGATCAAATTTTAGAATCAATGGGATCTATTACTAATCGTGTAATGGAACGTATTGAAGAAGTAAAAAAAGAATGCCAGCATTTACAACGTGCATCTTATTATGAACAATTTGCTGAATCATTTGAGGAATCTAAAGAACGTATGAT